TTGCTTGTTCGTCGATTAGTTGACTTAGTTTAACAGTTCTGTACTTAGGACAGTCTGGCCAGTTAATATATACAGGTTCTGCATTGTTTTCACGATCAAGTATCATCATACCACGGTCATCATCCCATGCATCAGCATAGTTGTGTGGAAACGCATTACCTAAGTAATGAATTTTACCTTGTTTTTGTCTTTTATGAAAGTGTCCACTGAATACATACTCTTGGTGTTCAAAATGTTCGGCTTTTAGTTCGCCATGATCAGGCATCTGTACCATAGCGTTCATATAGAAGCTAGGAAGTTCGAAATGTCCAAACAAATATTTTGCTTTAATACTTTTAATCTTCTTCCATTCGTCGCCTACTAGCCACGGAACTAATGCTACATCTTCTTCTTCATAAACTTCGTCAATAAATGTAATACCCGGAATATGTTTTGCAAATGCTGTTGAATTAACGTCACGCTTGTCTTTGTAGTATAGATCATGATTACCATCAAAGAAGTAAAACTTCTTAAATGCTTTTCCTAATTTCTCCATACTACGAATAGTAGCATCCATTGTAGTTAAGTTTAGGCTATTTCTGTTATGATGCCAATCACCACAGAATATTCCTGTTTCACAACCATTATCTTTGGCTTGTTCAATATACCAATCAATAAAGTTTTCACAATCTTGGTTGTGTACTTTACTATTGCCTTTTAAACCAAAGTGGATATCTGTAAATACAGCCGCTTTTTTAAACAATTATTCTCTCCAGATTCATTTTACAACACTATTGTACTATCTTTTAACGTAGATGTCAAGTATTAGTTTTATTTTGTAAAGAAGCTTCTCTTTTCTGTTCAGCTTCCCATTGTCCTTGATTCTGTCTTGTAAAACTAGGATTCATATTGTTCATTTCTAAAATATCGTCTCTAATGTTTTGATTACGCTTTTCAATGTTGATAACTCTAACAAAACTATTAGTTACAGCCGCAGTATAGTAAGCAAATGGGTTAGCAGACTTGGATTCGTCGAATTGTAGTCCTATTTGTGCTAACTGTAGTATTGCTTGGCCACGCATTTCGTCATTATAAGTGTATCCACGCACATTTCCTCTTGTAGCATAGCGATCACACAATTTCATCCACATCATAGCTAGTTTATTTGTTGCTTTACCGCCTTTTAGATTAAAACTACCGTTTTCCATACCTCCGGACCAATGACTTTTACCTACACATAGTAATTCGTCTTTGTCATTGAATCGATAATGCTGAAAAGGAGGAAAATTAAGTTTTACTTTAGTGTCTGCCGTTGTTTTCGGCGTCTTTTTTCTTCCTGGTTCATCTGGAACATGATCAAAAGTCATTATTCTAAAAACTAGTTCTGTTTTATCTATTTTTCTGTAATCAACTTCAAATTCTGCTTGTTTAACTTTTTTGCCAGCTAGTTTAGCGGCATCAAATGCAGTAACTTGCAATCTTTTTGCTTTATTACGTTTTGCTTCTGCTATAGTACGAATGTTTATTTTATCTATACTAGGCAGTATTATATCAAATTGATGATCTTCTTCGTCTACAAAGCTACAAAATGTACTTTTTGACTTGTGAATCTCTTTCAAGATGTCTTTATTGTTTAAGTAATTTACTTTTCTCATGTTTTCTCCGGTTTGTAGTTACATTATAATATACTCTGTTAATAAAGTCAACTAAATAATACTATTAGGAGACTTTATATATATGGCATACCAAGATGCAATTATGAGAACAGCCCGAAAAGGTTTAGCAACACAGAATCCAACTAGTGCTTCACAAAGTAGAAATACAAAATCTCCGCAACAAGATGTAAGTAATCTTCTCGGAAGTGCAGCTCGATTTGGATCAGAAGCGTTAGGTAACATAGGTAATGCTGTTAAAGGCATAGCTGAAGATGTGTTTACTAAAGACAATTTTATGAGCCTCCTGCGTGGCGGTGGATTACCGTCATTTGGCATGCCAAGCGGCGTAGGATTTGGTGATGTATCATGGAAAGGTGCTGACGACGATGACTGGAGAGTAAAACTTTCTTTACCTTCCGGACTAAATTTAGAAGCAAACTTACAAGCTGAATTATTACGCACAAACGGATTAATTTTTCCATATACTCCACAGATAATTTTGTCACATAGTGCATCCTATGGACAAATTAAACCTACACATAGTAATTATCCTTTTCCTGCTTATCAGAACAGCCAACCTGACATAATACAAGTTAGTGGTGACTTTGTAATTGAGAGCGAAGCAGAAGGTACGTATTGGGTAGCTGCTGTGCATTATTTAAGATCAATTACTAAAATGGCTTACGGAAATACAAGTCAACAAGGTTCGCCACCTCCAATAGTGCAACTAAATGGATACGGCGATTTTGTTTTAAAAAATGTTCCGTGTGTAGCAACACAATTTACAGTTGACCTACCAATGGATGTAGACTATATTCATGTTCCAGGTGCTATAAACACTTGGGTTCCAACACGTAGCTTAATATCAATTCAATTACAACCAACATACAGCAGACGAGCAGTGCAACAGTTTAGTTTAGATAAATTTAAATCAGGTGCATATGCCAAAGGCAACGGACCAGGGTTTATCTAATGGCAAATTATGACGGAACATCTCCTTGGTTTAACACAATAATACCAAATAACCAATATCTCGATACGCTAAAGATTCGACCTATACCTGCTGAATCAGATGATGTATTATATACAGTACAAGTTCAGTATACACATAGGCCAGACCTATTAGCATTTGATTTATATGGTGACAAAAACCTTTGGTGGGTGTTTTCACAGCGTAATATGGAAATTTTAAAAGATCCTATTTTTGATTTAATTGCAGGAACAGAAATTTATATTCCTAAAGGTGATGCATTAACTAGAATACTAGGATTGTAAAATGGATATCCAAAATATAAAAGCCAGATTAAAGGCCAAAGGCCAAGAACTAGCAGACAGCACACAAAATTTACAAAGCACGTTGTCTACAAGCGCAAATATATCTGTTGACGGTGTAGTTGATAGTGTAGCAGGCTCAGTACAAGACTTAAAAGGAGCAACTGTTGATATTGCAAACAGTCTTAATGGTATTACAGGTCCTGCTGTTGGACAAAGTATTGTAGGTAACATTGCAAATGGTATTGGCGGCCAGCTGGTAGATCAAATATCTGGAGGCATTGGCGGGTTTTTAGGTTCTGCATTTGGTTCTGGATTTGGTAATATTTTTGGCGGCCCAGGCAAAATGTCTAACCCACTAGAACAGTTTGCTAGTTATAATTATATTTTTACACTAGGGTGTTTAAGTGATGATGAATTAAATTTTCCTGATTTTACATATAGAAGGAGAGATCCAGATGTAGTTATACTTCGTAGCGGTGGAGGACCAACTCCGGGTAGTTCAACAGCATATGATACTAATGGTAAAACAGAATATTTTATAGACGATGTTGAAATAGAAACTATTGTTGCAGGTAATGCAAACACTAGATCAACAAATGCAACTAGTCTTAAGTTTAATGTTACTGAACCATATAGCATGGGATTGTTTTTACAAAGTTTACAGGTTGCAGCAAAACGTGCTCGTGGCCCACTATCTAATTATATAGAAGCACCCTATTTACTTACAGTTGAATTTAAAGGATATGACGATGCAGGTAATTTTATTCATGCTAGTAATTTACGTAGAATGTTTCCTTTAAAATTTATAAACATAGAATTTGAAGTTACTGAAGGAGGAAGCCAATACTCGGTCCAAGCTATTCCTTACCAAGAAACTGCACTCACTGACGAAGCGCAAACATCTCATACAGAAACACAATTTAGTGGAGCAACAGTTGCTGAGATGTTACAAACCGGTGCAAAAAGTTTTACAAAAATATTAAATGATAGGCAAATTCTAAAAGAAGAAGCAAAACAGACCGGCAAAGGCGATCAGTATGTAATTGTATTTCCTAACACTACAGCATCAGCACAAGAATCAGAATTGTTTATGCAGGGACAACCTGAACAAGGAGACGATAGTGCAACTACACGTAAGTTTACTGAAGAAGAAATAAGAGAATACTATATTTCTCAAACAGGAGATTCTAACGGAAAAGTTCCTGACAATTATGAACAAGAACTTGAAAATAATGCAGGCGTGTCAGTCAAGCGTAGTAGTCTTGGAGAAAATATTAGAGAATACGCTGAAAAGTTAGAATTTATGAATGACATCGGTAAGGCTAAGATTACTAAAAGTAATCTTGATGCTGGAACACAACCTATGTCAGGTGCAACAAATGCTGAAAGCGAAACTACCAAAGGTAAAATTGATAGATGTAAAGTAACACGTACTGGTGATATAAGGACTGCAACATTTTCAGCAGGTAAAAAAATTCAAGATGTTATTGAAGAAATAATTATACTAAGTGATTATGGTAGAGGAATAGCTGATAAAAAAGCTGATAAAAACGGAATGGTTCCTTGGTTCAGGGTACAAACACAAGTTTTTAATGCAGACGAAAGTGCAGAAACAGTAGGATCTACGGGAAGACCTGCTAGGATCTATGTATATAGAGTTGTTCCATATCTAGCACACCGCAGCAAGTTTCAAAGTCCTACAGATGCAAGTCCAGGAATAAATGAATTGAAATATCAAGCAGTAAAAGAATATAACTATATCTATACAGGTAAAAACAAAGACATTCTAAACTTTGATATAAATTTTAACAGTGCCTTTTTTACAAGTCTTGCAGGAGATGCAGGACAATTAGGAAGAGATTCGAAAACAGCAGTTACAGATGAGGCAACAGGTGGTAATGCTAGAGCAGTGTCTGGTAAAGGTAAACCTAATAGTAACACAGAAGGTGTTACTAAGGCTGTAGATAAAGTAGTTAAACCTAACAGTGTAGACGGAGGCGGCCCTGTAATACATCCAGAAAGCCAAATTGCAAGAGATTTTAACGAAGCATTAGTAAACAGTCCTGTAGATTTAATAACAGTAGATTTACAAATTATGGGAGACCCTTATTACATTTGTGATAGTGGTATGGGAAATTATAATGCACTTCAAGTTCCAGGAATTTTAAACATTACTAAAGATGGCACCATGAATTATGAAAGCGGAGAAGTTGATATAGAATTAAATTTTAGAACTCCTATAGATTACGGACAAAATTATATGGAATTTCCAGGTAACGGAACACAGCCTGTTGGAATGTTCAGTGGACTATATCAAGTCATAATGTGTACTAATTCTTTTAGTAATGGCCAATTCACACAGACACTACAAACCATTCGTAGAAAACAACAGCCAACAGAAACAAATAACGTAGCAACAGCAACAGGTGGATTGCTAAATCTAGATAATCCAACTGCACAACTTGCTGAAACATTTGCAAATACAATTAATGGCGATCCTATAAAAATAGCAAAAGCAATAACCGGCGGTCAAGCAGGCTTAGGAAATCTAGTTGATAGTATATCACCACAAGCACTAGGAGAATTAGATCAGAAACTTGCAAGTGCAATTTCTGCAGTGCGATCTGGAAGCATTCCAGCACCTATTAAAGATGCGGCATCTAAAGGTATACAGCAAGGCAAATCCGCCGCTTCTTCTTTAGCCGGATTAGGAGGATCAACGTAATATGGCTCCACAAAATCAAGAAACACGTACATCTGGTGCTAGTCCAAAAATTAGCAAAATAGACGGCCCGGGTCCGTTTGAGGCAATTATAAAAAACCACTTAGACGGCGAGTATATGGGAAGATTAGAAGTTGAGATTCTTAAATCTAATACAGAAGGCTCAACACCTAATGTTGGTGGCGAGCGTGTAATTGTAGATTATCTTAGTCCGTTTTATGGAGTAACACCTTTTGCAGGATCTAGTCCAAATGATAATTTTGCATCTACACAAAAAAGTTACGGAATGTGGGCTATTCCGCCTGACGTAGGAACAAAGGTATTAGTAATTTTTGCAGAAGGAAATAAAAGCAGAGGGTTTTGGATAGGATGTATTCAAGATCGTTATATGAATTTTATGGTTCCGGGAAATGCTAGTACAAAATACAATACTCAAGATCAAACAATACAAAAACCAGTTGGTGAATATAACAAACGCACAGAAGAAGCTGTAGAAAATGATCCTACAAAATTCTTAAAACCAGTTAATACTGATGCACTAACGCAACTAACAAATGCCGGCATACAACTAGACCAAATTAGAGGTACAACTACAAGTAGTGCAAGACGTGAAGCACCTAGTATGGTGTTTGGATGGAGTACTCCGGGACCACTAGACAGGCGCCCTGGGCACCCTACAACAAAAACAGGTGAAACTGGCGCTGAAATAGATATTCCTAGTTCAAGACTAACAGGTACAACACTTGTAATGGACGACGGAGATACTAGTTTATATAGAAAAGGACCGGCTGGCGGCGAAAAAGCAGTGCCTAGTGAATATACTACATTAGACAAGGGCGGAGATCCTAGTATACCTGCGAACGAATTATTTAGAATACGTACTAGAACTGGACATCAAATACTTTTACATAATAGTGAAGATTTAATTTATATTGCACACGGTAGTGGCAAAAGTTGGATTGAAATGACAGCTAACGGTAAAATTGACATTTATGCAGAAGATAGTATTAGTATGCACACAAAAAACGATTTTAATTTTAAAGCAGACAGAGATATTAATATAGAAGCAGGAAACAATATAAACTTAAAAGCAGGAAATCAAATGATGACTGAAACTGGTGCAAACTGGGAAGTTAAAGTAGGCGCTGACGGAAAATTAACATGCGTTGGATCTAGTAACATTAGTTCAGCAGCTCATAAAGAAACAGCTACTAGAATTGATATGAATAGTGGCAGTGCAGTTGCAGCTACAGCAGGTTCAGCCGCAGTTCCAACTAGAGTGCCGGCAGCAGGTTCTTGGACAGGAGCAGAGAATAAAAATCCTGCAGAACATACCCCTGCAAAAACTAATTCTGACCCTGCTGCAATAGCCGAAGGAACAGCAAATGAATCTAGTGACAACAAAGCAAAAGATAAATCAAATGAAGATACTTTTGCAAAATGTCCACCAGAAGAAAAGTCAGAAGCAACTAAAGAACAAGAAACAAGACAAGCAACCACAGAAAATACAGCGGCAAGTGAAGATGCTACACTAACAAGCGATCTTGATGCATTTGGTGGACCCGGAGAAAATATTAACACAAGCAATCTTGAAAATGCAAATGCCGATCCCGGACTTGATGCATTTGGCGGCGCCGGCGCAGTTGTAAGTGATCCTAGAGAAATACCTGGGACTGCTACACTTACTAATGATGCAGGCAGTGATCAAGAAACAGCAGAATTTGAAGCAGAATTTGATCGTGCAGGCCCACGATAATTTAAGGTAAATACGTTATGAGCACATTAGAAAAAAAATTATACAAAGAAATTACTGTAAAGTCTAACAAAAGACCCGACTACGGTGTAGGTGAAAAAACATATCGTGGCTTTTCTACAGTTAATCCAGATAGTATAGGATATCAGCTCTATGATATACAAATAATTAAACAAGATATAATCAACCATTTTCATATACGTCAAGGTGAACTGCTTAGTAACCCTAATTTTGGAACAATAATATGGGATATTCTATATGAACCATTAACTGAACGATTAAAAGAAGTTATTGCAGAAAACGTCAGTACAATTATCAATTACGATCCGCGTGTAAGCGTTGTTTCAGTGTCAATAGACCAATATGAAAGTGGCATACAAATTGACACGACACTGTCATTTTTACCCTATAATATTTCAGAAAATATGCAACTAACATTTGATCATAACAACGGATTGTTAGCTAGATAATTA